ATAATTTAAAAAACATTGGCTAATCTAAACGAATTTAGAAAGTTGTTAAATTAAGTTTCAAATATAGTAATTTAAAACAATTTATATTCTGTTTCTTTTATTCTTTGTTCTGCTATGTTAAAATAGTTTTCGTCTTGCTCAATACCTATGAAGTTTCTATTTGTATTCTTACAAGCTATACCAGTTGAGCCACTGCCCATAGTTAAATCCACTAATAAATCATTTTCATTACTAAAAGTTTTTATTAAATCTTCTAATAATAATACGGGTTTTTGCGTTGGGTGGTAACCGTTATAATCTTTTTTGTATTTTAAGATATTACTTTTGTATTTTTTGCCTTCCCATAGATTAAAGGCGCTTGCAAACTTCTTTTTAAATTCGTTATCTATTATTTGTAAATAATCAAATTCTTTAAATCCTCGCATCTTATTAATGTTAAAGTGTTTTAAAATATCGTTGTACGTTTCTAAAGTACATAAATCAAACTGCGAACTATTAAACCTAAAAACGTGGTCTGCTCTTTGTCCTATGGTTTCAATTATTCTTTTTTTAGTTCCACCAATAAATTCAAATACTTGTTTAAAGTATGGTCTTAATGGGTGTAACCCTTCAAACTCGTTATTCTTACTAAAAACTAAAATATCTTCATAATAATTTAAAGGTGCTTTTTTAGCAAGTAAAGCGTGTCCATAATTGTCTTTTTCCCAAATCATAGAATAACTAAATGGAATGTTTGGTATCGCTTTGTTTATTAATTCATTTGTAAATGGTTGCTGACAAAATAAAACCATCTTTCCATTCTTCCTTAATATTCTATTTGAAATTTCATAAACCTTTTTAGTGTCTATTACTTCATCCCATTTAAAAGAGTTTTCTCCTCTAGATTGTATTTGCTCTTTATAATTTAGTTTTGTCATCGTTCCATAAGGTAAATCAGTCAATATCAAATCAACGCTACCATTTTCTATCTTATCGCTTTCAATTAAGCAATTTCCTTTATATAATTTCATCTTATTGCATACCATCCTTTATTATTTTCTTTTAGGTGTATTAATGCCACGTATCTTAAAGCATCTAACAAGTGATCTGAGCCTATTGGCTTTTGTAGACTATTTCCATTCTTATCAGTTGCCCATTTATACATCCTAAACTCACGTCTAAGATTGCTACTATTTACTACATTGATTTTATATCGTTTAAGAATGTCTATTCCGTTTAAAATACTATCACGACCTTTAGTAGCTGGCTTAGCATTTAAACCTAGTCTATATATTTCCTCAATACTTTTAGGCTCTGCTGAATCACATATAACCTCATCACGTCCTATTATAGGTCTGAGCCTTTCTGCTAGGTCTTGGTTAGTTAATTGTCTTTCGTATATAATCTCTTTTAAATATAGTTCGTCATCTCTTTTATAAACAGCTAAACACGCTGAGGGATCTATACTATATCCAAAGTCTAAGCCATAAGCTACCAATTTACAGTCTGGCATACTATCCACATACTTGACATTTTCAAAGACTAAGCCACTTATATTTCCATACTCACCAAGTCCATATATCTTCCAGAACTCTTTGTCTGTTTGTTGTAAATACTCTATTTCTTTTATTAGTGATTTAGGTAGAAATGAATTGTTCTTATAGTTACTTACTATTACCTCAACATCTCCAACCTCCTTAGAACGCTTTATTTCTAATTCCTGATTTATCCAGAGTTGTTCATCGTCTGGGTTAAAGTCTAGAAATATCTTATTCTCGGTTCTCATTAGTAATTGAAAAAACTCCTGTTTGTATTCTAGCTCATTGGCTTCATTACAGTATAATATATTTCTCTTAGCACCTCTTAGCTTTTGCTCATCGTCAGCACCTATAAATTCTACTAACCTTTTGCCATATCTATATTGCTTTTTAGTTTTATTATGGTCCACTCCACTATACCACCCCTCAGCTTTTAAAATGTCCTCAAAGTCTCTAATTACTGTACCGTCTAGATTAGTCCTATATTTCCTTACTGTGGTCCATACACCTTCATAACAGTATTTATCATGTCCATAGTTACCACTAATTAACCATAAAGCACATAATTGGTTTAAGCTCCAGGTCTTACTACTTCTAGTACCGCCTCTATTTATTACAATCTTTGAATTGCTATCGTAGTTACGCTCGAATATTTCAGTCGCTTCCACGCTTTATGTTGATATTAATATTATTTACAGTGGATTCTATTTCCTGTTTATCTGGTGCATTTAGTCCAAACATCTTAGCTATAGAATCATAAGAACCTCTATAGTCAGAACCCTTAACCATTTCTTTTAATAAATAGAATTTAGCTTTCTGCTCTTTTGTGAGGTTTTCTTTTGCTGCTAAGTCCATTAGATATTCCCAAGATTTAATCATTTTAAAATAACCGTCAGCTACTTCCTTTCTAGTTATTTGAAACTCTTCAGCTACTTTGGTTTTCAATTCTTGCACCCTTACCGATATATTACCGTTTGATAAGAGTTCACTAGCTTTAACTGCTATAACCTCATTAGACGTAGTTTTAGCAACATCATAAGCACGTCTATAAGCCTCTGAGGCATTCCCAGTATTGACATACTCTTCAGCAAATTTTCTTTGTTTAGGTGTTAGTTTACCCATTCTTTTGTCTTAGTGAAACTTTTAATAATATTAGATAACCTATTAAGTCTGTTACTGTATCTTCTGTTTTATCGTTTATGCCTTTGTTTTTAATTCTAGACAGTTTGTCATCTATTCTAGCACTTATAGCCTCTGTTGAATCTAGCTTACTAAATATGCTTATAGGATTATTAGCAGTATCCCCATAGTCTTTATTCTTTTGGAGTAGTAGTTCTTTAACTTCCTCAGCTATTTTATTTATTAAATATTCTGTTTTCATATTTTCTCGCTATTGTCTATAACTTGTTTTATAAAGTATTCTGGTAATGTTTTTAGTCTTTGTTTCATTTCCATAAACCTTACAAAGTAATTGACAGCCTCACTACCAAATAAAGCCTTTTGCTCTTTTATCTCTTTGTCGGTTAGTTTCATTTAAACTCTACTAGGTCTTTGATATTAACTTTAAATTGTTTATAGTCATTTTCTTTATGGTGTGAAACAATAGCAATATTACTACCTAAGGATTTTATATATACTCTTTTATCTTTATATGTTAATCTTCTTTTTAACATTTCTTTTTCAATTTTCGCCACTTTCATCAAATCCATTGTACTCGTGTATATATGCTAATTCTAAAATTCTATAATCTGTCTCAAAATCAAATGTTGTAGAGGCTACTCCATTAATGTCAAAACACTCATAAGTTAAACCGTCCATTTCGGAATAGTAAAACAATCCATCTTCATCAATAAAATAACCATAGCTAAAATCACTTCTTAGCTGGCTTTCGTTTTCTAACATTCTTTTTCTTTTTAACTTTTTTAGCTTCTGCTATTTCTTTTTCACTCACCCAATTAAATAAAATTGACATTTGAGATTTGACACAACTATTACAAGCCCAACTTACTTTCATGTCTGGATGTAATTCTTTTAATATTGGTTCTAATTCATTTCTTAAAAATGATATGTTAACAGATCCAGGAAAAGCACTGGTTTTGTTATATTGTTTTATAATTTCTTCTTTTGTCATAATAAACGTCTTTCAATTATACGTAAAAACAGGCATGATGTTAATACTATTGGGTTTAAAGTTATTAAAAAAAATATTAAGGATAACCAAAAGGTTAAGCAAAAACTACAGTTAAAAGGTTTGTAGTCCCATTTATCTATTAAAGGTCTAGCATAGTCTACCCATGTTGTAGCTATGGTAATTATTACTAATATGTTAACTATAGAACTCATTCAATGACCATTTTTGTTTTATCTTGTTTGCTAATTCTTTAAACTTATACTGTATTGTGTTACGGTGGATGTCGCTTTTGTCAGCTAAACAATTTTTATTCCCTCCACAATGCAGCAGTTGTTCCATCATTATTCTATCTAAACCGTCTAAAGAGTTAATTAAATCCTTTAATACTTGGTCCTTAAAACAGGTGTTAGAATATGTTTCTATATCTTCTATA